CTTCTTATTGTAGTACTTTAAAAATTCTTTAGAATGCACAGTCTCTTGACCGTACTTCTTTACCAGTCGAAAAAATTCTCGTGCTGGCATTGTAGCAACTGGTCGTCCCAATGTGGGATGAATAGTTCCTTTCAGTTGATGCGCTTCTTTGGCTGCTTGTTGGTGACGAACCTGTTCGGTCGCCTGTTCCAAGTGAAGACTATTCTGAATCTCTTGGATTAGAGCGCGATCAATCTCCTCGTCGGAGTAAGTCTTTGAATTGGGCTTAATAATATCCATAAAAAAAAGGCAGGGGGGCTTTCGCCCCCCAACCAGAATTTATTTAGCTTGTGCTGACAATCTTGCCGTGAGCACCAGGGTGGTATACACCGAGGGTCAAAGCGCAATCAACGAAGCCACGGTCACCACCACCAAGATTTGGAAGGCGGCTGCTACCCATAGGGATAAGCTCGTGAACACCGTAGTACTCAGGATTCACTAAGTAACCAGCCATTCCTGCAGTACCAGCTTGTGTTGGCATACAGTCAGGGTTAGCGTTTACAACAGAGACGATACCGTGATCGCTTTGATAGAGATCAACGGAAAGCTTGATAGTGCCGCTTTCGCCGTTGTAGTTCACTGCACGAACTGAGTCACCCGATACGCCACCGATGCGAGCGAAGTCGCTGATGTCTTGACGGAGTGCTGTATCAGCAACCAACATAAGGTTGTTGGATGTACCAGTAACCTTGAAGATCGAAGAGATAAGAGAGTTCAATTCGCTTTCTGCGAAATTGCCATCAGTTACGTCAGCGATGCTTGCAGCTGGAGTTTGGAATGGAGCAGGAACGTTACCCGAACCAGCAGCATTTTGAATCCAGTCACCAAGACCACCAAGGCGATTAACTACACCAGCACCGTCTTCGGTTGTCTGAGTGTTAGCTGAAGCAAGACTTGCTTCGATGTCGCGCTTGAGTTCACGAAGTGCTTTAGCTTCTGCTTGAGCAATCTTAGCTGGGCCAACGGAATCGACTGCTTCTTGCAGATCGGAAACCATATAGTCCCGGCGGAACTTTTGAACGCGATTGCCAAGGCGAGCGCGGCCAGCGAATTGATCAGTGAATGCTGTAACGTCAGCACCTTCAGCGATACCAGCGGTGCTGGGAGCCGAAAGAGAGTCAACAGTCCATTCAACCTTAGTTGCGGATGCGCCCTTTTTGTTAGCAGAAGAAAGAATAGGTGTTTCTTCTGGTGCAAGGATAGTCAAGACGTCAGTGAGGTCTTCACGATTAGAAACACCCGAACCGAGGTTTGTAGTGTCAAATGTATTTGAGAATGCCATAATTAGTTATATAGTTGTGTTAATGAATAGGTTAGTGGCGGTTTGCCATTTTAAGTTTTCTTAGGTTGGCGAAATCGTTTGCGCTACCCGTCTCTTTGAACCGAGCCTCTAATTCTTTTAGAGCCTTGGCTGTTTTTCCCATAGACTTTTCTGGTTTGGACGAGGAGGGTGTACCTGTTCTTGGGGGATTTAATTTCACTGATGATTTAGTATTTGCTACTGGCTTTCGTCCATAAATACTATTAGCAGCGTGTGCTAGTAAATATGGCATTTGAGCTTTAACATCAGGGGGAAGATTGGTCATTAATGTATCAACCCGTGGGTCGCTCATAATGGCTTCGTATTGACGACGTGTGTCGTTATCTTCACCTTTCATCCAGGGTAGCTCAGCTTCAGCCTGAGCACTTAGGTGCTCTTGCATTTGAGTGCTTTGCTCAATCGATTGAAGGTTATTCAATTGATCAGGAAGGAATGTCTTCTGTGCTTTACGTGCTTGTAGTAAAGCTCTTCGTACGTCGGCCTTTGTCAGGTCCTTTCCTTCTACCTCGGTTACTACTTCATCTGCGGAATAGCCGTCACTCTGAAAAAGAACATCCTCAGCCCACTCAACAATGTCGTCAACCTCAACAGCTTTCTCTTGCAATTTTTCAATTGTATCAAGATTACTAAAAGGATTGTTTTCGACTTTCTTTTTTGTATCAAGTGGGTTCGGAGCTTTTTTAAGTTCAGCTTCTAAACTAGCTAGACGTTCTTCGGCAGCTTTGCGCTTAGCAGTCAATTCACCGAATCGAGCTACAGCACGGCTACCTAGCTTGTCAGCCAGTTCCCTTAGGTCCTCCTCGGACATATCGTCCAAGTCTAACTGTGAAAGAACATCATCGGATTCCTCGGTCTCCTCAGTAGCTTCCTCGGACTCAACTGACTCTTCAGTTGCCTCCTCAGTTACTTCATCAGTTTCCGGCTCCTCGGTTTCTTCGGTTACTTCCTCTTGTGGCTCTTCAGCCGCAGGATTAAGTTCCCCAAGTCTCCGCATTGCGAAATCCTCGACGGATATATTATTGTTGTCCACTGAATTTTTGTCTGCTTCAGCGTTAGCAGTTTCGATTTCGTCTGTCATATTGTTACCACTCATTAACGCCGAGCGAGGGCGATGAGCGCATTATAACATATGGGTTACATTCGATCCGAATGCTTTAATCGAAGCTTATCCCAGCCGGAGATTTGTAGGATCTGATCATATGTAATGATTCGACCAGAAATCTGCTGGATAGTCTCGCTTGAGGATTCGTGCATCTCGCTGATAGCTTCTTCACGGAGTTCGTGAACCATCTTAATAAACCGAGCAAAGGATTCATAGCTATGCAAGCTATTGATGTCATCTTGTATATTCATATTACTTAGCTGCTGAACGCATTAAACCTACTGTCCGTGGACCACGGGACTTGATTTGCTTGAACCACTCACTGTCAACCATTTCGTCTGCTGCTACGCTGTAGTCATTTGCTTCTAGACCTTCACGCATTTTCTTGAACTTATTAAGTTTAGTAAGGCCAAGGTTAAATGACATATCGACAATTGCCTTCTTTACTGGCTCAGGTCGCTTAGCAAATCCCTTATCAAACTTTTGAGCATCATTGAAGGCTTGGGTTAGACTATGATTGTACAGGGTTTTAATTTCCTTGTCACTCAGTTCTTTACCCTTAAAGAGTTCATTAATATTGATACCCTCCTTCTTCAGGATCTTTCGATTACCGGCATCCTCTAAATTAAAACCAACACCAATGGTTCTATGACCCTTGCTGTCCTTGTATACCTTTGGTTTGACACCCTCATTGAGGGCAATCATATCGTAGTATTCCTGTGCTCGTAGATCCTTTGCTCGTTTGTTTGCGTATTGATCAGGTGTCATATCCTACATTCCTTGTGTTTGAATTTCACCCATCTGTGCAGGCGTTGTACCTACTCGACCAATCTGAGCATTCTGTGCTTGCTGCATCTGGAAGGTGTACTGACCTGCGTACTTCTCCAGACGTGCGCTGAACGCTTCATCTTGTTCTAGGCGTTGTGCAATGTCTGGTTGCTGAGCGTACTGCTGGATAGCTTGCATCGCAATCTGTGCTCCCGCTGGACGTGCTGGTACTTCGATCCCCGAAAAGATCTTAGTCAAGTCATCGGTTACATCCTTGATTACTTGCTGTTGAGCCGTCTCCACTGGCTGTAGAACTGCATCAGCCATCACTGGGTCAATACTAGCGGCAGCAATATCAAGCAGGCTGTCTACATTTAGACGGCCATTTGCATTGAGCTGATTGAGCGCAACGAACTGCTGTAGCTTTGTCTGCACAGTCTCTGGATCAGTGTTCTGAACATCAAAGGCAATAAGGATGTCAAAGTTTTCGTCCGGCTCACCCTTGGTCATTACCTGTGGATCAGGGATACCTGTTACACGATAGAATACTTCATCGGGTCCGAAACGCTGAAAGCATTTAAACGCCATACGAATAACCTCCGCAGTGTGGCTAAGAAACTTATCAACTAAGAACTGCTGGCGAACTTGGCTAATATTTGATCCTTCGTCCAGTCCAACTAGACGGTCAGCGGTATCAGTAAGGGTTTTCTCAATTTCGAGTGATCCACTATTGTAAGCTGGGATGGGAGCAAAGTCCAAGTCACCTTTACGGCGATAGGGAATCATACGACCTGGACCCCAATCAGATGGTGCTTGACCAACTGGGTGCATAATCGGAGGTATGGTTGCTAGACTATTGCGGTCAATACGAGAATCTCGCTCAACTTTTACTTGATTCTGGATACCCCTAAGAACCGAGGGGATAGTCATCGTGTCATATAGACGTTTGCTGTCCTCGGACAACTTGGTGACAACTACGGGATAATCCTCATATCCGTTAAGCAACTCAAACTTAGCATAGCCAGGTGTGATTTCATCACCGCTAAATTCGCGATGAAAAACCGTACAGTAAATACCTTCCGCGCCATCCTCTCGGTCGATTAGGCGTTGGTATCCGTAGCAGATTTCAATTAATTCACCTGCTTCGTATGTACTATCTGTTAGGCTAATGCTGCGACGGCCCTCCTGCTCGCGCTCTATACTATCTATATTGACTCCACGGTATTTCTCAATAACGTGCTCAACGAAGTCCTCATCCCATCCATCGGTGACGACCTTGTTTTCTAGTTCTTGTGGTGTATAGTAAGTGCGCCAGAAGCAGTAAGGTGCTCGCTGCGGATCAGTTACATAAGTTGGGAAAAAGAAATCACCATCAGGTGCTAGGGTCTTAACGTCCGGCGCATTGACTTGGCGACGAGTAATAGGCAATTCGGCTACTCCAAACTTGCGGAGTTCCTTGATTGCTTTCTTTGCTCGTTTAGTGGATGTTCCTTCAAAGACGTTTTGAAGCAAAGATACTAGATCATCGTCCATCTCCCCACTGTTAATAGCATCGGCTACCTCTGGGGACATTTGAGCAATTTGATCCAAGTCAAGCTTCTGTAGGAATCGACGATCCTCCTGTTGCCAGCCAACATAGGTAATAAGTAAACCGCGCTCAAGAAGGTAGTTAGCACCTAACTCCATCTCACGATAGAAGCGAGGGATGTAACCAGAACTAACCATCCACTTAAGGAACCCGGATACTAGCTTACTGCGAGCAATATCACCACTCTCCACTGGGAACGCTCGTACATTGGCTCGATTCAACGATGCCATAAACAAAGATACTAGACGAGTAATTCGCTCATCAATAACGTGGCACTCCATATCGGATGCACCTTCCCAAGGGAAAGCATCAGCCCCGTGCTTGCGATGATCTCGACTCTTGCCAGGCCACCAGTTGCGACGGTCATCGTAACTAGTACGGCATAGGTCAAAGTAGGACTCAAGCTCACTTACAGTCTGATCGTAAGCGTAACGGAGAGTCTTGATGTCGGGTTCGTCCTGGACATAAGTCAAGGACTCAGAGATTGATTCATTTAGCATTTTGTTCGGCGAGGCGTTTTTGTATAGATTTAAGCAAACGGATAGTGTAAGTCGATGATACGCCTATTGTATCACATAGGTCACCATTTGTCATTGATACTCCACTTTCGTGCAGCACATACCTGCGAAGTATTTCCCAACTAGCGAATCGGTCGGACTGCTCCCTGCACCAATCCCTGTCTAAAGTTATATTCTTACTTTCCGACATAGCGATAGCTTACTCCCTTTGAATCCTCAATAGCCTCAAAGATAATTATCTTTTTAATAAGCTTACCCTGCCACTTACGAGGAAGTAACACATTGACTCTTTTCCCTATTTCTTTGCTGAAGACAACATTGTACTTCGGGTTAGGGCATTCTGATATGACGGTTCCGGTGAAGTGCTTAGGGATAATCTCCTCAATCATAAAGG